AGCAAACCGAATATCTTTTTGTGCTAACGTTGTTTTATCTTCTTCCGCACCTTCGCCCATTGTCAAATAAGATTGTGGAACCTTAAGAGCAGAAAACAATTTATCGCGAAGGTATTTAATGTCATCAATGGCCGTAATGTTTGAGGCGCCTGCCAAACTTGAAATATCTGTGACAGAACCGGCCCGGACAGGAATAAAGTAATCTTCCTCAATAGACATTGGATTATAACGTAAATCGATTCTGCCCGTGTCTTTATCAACAATAGAGTGGCGCTTTAGTGTGGTCACAATTTTTTGCATATATTGTTCAACTTCTTGCGGCGGAATAGCACCGACATCAATCTTGAAAACTCTTCTTTCAGAAGAACGAACAATACGATAAGCCATCATCGCATCTTCCATTAATGTTAGCTGGCGCCAAATGCGGCGTGCGGGCTCAAGAACAGAAGTTCCATAAGGCGTATATTTGTCATTACCTAAAATACGAAAATGAGCAATTTGCCAATTTTCGAATGTCATACCGGCGGTATTCCATTGATATTGAATATAATTTGGATTTGTGGTATCCAAGCCTTCCAATCTTTCAACTTCTTGCAATGGAAGAGCGATTACAGACTGAATACCATGGTTATCATCAATATCTAAATATAAGAAAAAATCACCATACTTGTTCATTGTGCGGCACCAGCCAAAAAGATTATATTCTACATTCAGAATATTGTGATACAAGATACCAAGAAGCGCTTTGATTTCTTCGTTAGAACATTTAATCTTTAACATCGGAGATAAATCAGAAAAAGTGGTCATTTCATCGGCATAAATATCAAGAGCCGATGCGATTTCGGGCGTGTACTCCATTTGATCAAAATCAACATAACGCTCCGATCGTCTTTGGTTGGCTATTGCATTAGCAGCAATAGTATCTAATGGATTATATGTTTGCTTTTTGAACTGCTGTCCAGATGCTGATTTAAACCTAGAAGAAAATTTATCTATATGTTGCTTTCTAATCTTTCTTCCTGATTGGGAACGATAGTTAATAATCGGCCCAGAGAATAGACGTGTAAGTTGCTTGAATAACGTTGATTCTCTATTTGCAGGATTTTTACCTTGTTTCGGATTTTTTGGTGCCATTTATGCCCTCACTTAATTATCCACATATATTCAGAATATAATCTTTTGGCTTCTTCTTTTTTGCTATTAGTATCCTCGCCAGTATAGCCTATTTGGCCTTTTATTCTTGTATTAAAAGTCGTCTTTGATGTAATAATAGCGTCAACAAAAGCTTTTTGGTAATTCAGTTCTCTTGCATTTGCCTGCAGCGCCGTATCACGTACCCAACAACCAATTGCTAAAGCCATTACCAAATCATCATTATACCCTCTCATAGATTGTGGTTTTCCATTATACCAAATAAAAGTTCTTAATTCGTTTGCTAAACGAGAAGAATACGTTTTAATTAGTTTGTTTCTTATAAACTCTTCCAATTTCGCCACAATCAAAGGTCTGGTTTTTGATGTTGTAGAAAAGCCGGCAATTGCTGAATTTTTATATTCTCCTATGTGTTGTTCCACATATTCATGTGTAGACTTAATAGAATAATATATATTAGAATAACCAAATTCTATTAATTTGTCAAGAACAGTATAGCCAATAGAATTGTTTTCTACAACAATCATGGCATTGCCAAATTCTCGTCCGACTTGATTTAACATATTGGCGTATAAATCAGGCGTTGGCTTTCCTTGGTATTCAGCAATGACTTCCATAGTTTCTATTTTAAAAATATGAAATGCTGATTTATCGGCGCCATCTCCTCTCGCCACATCAACTACGATCAAATAATTGCAGCTAGGATCATGTTCTTCCCAAATCCAAAAATTACGATCAAAGCCTGTGCGATATTTCGGTTCTCTAATGTTCGACTGAATCCAGTCTATGGCCTCTGAATCTATTACAGTTTCGCCAGAAGTATTGAAATTGCATTCTAGTTCTTGTGCGATTTGACGTTTAGACATGTTTCTGGTTTCTTTTTTAAACCATTCCTCATCTCGTTCGGGATGCACATGCCACATAAGAGTGGTCAAATGAAAATCGTTTGTGCCATCTTCTGCCCCTACACATGTTTTATGAAACCAATTCCCAACACCATTAGGAGTAGAAATCGAAATGCATCGGCCACCGGTAGAAAGCGTAGGATACAAGCCTGTCCAACGTTCCTCCAAGCCTTCAATGTGGGCCGCTTCGTCAAGAACCAAAAGAGACAATGCTTCGGAACGGCCAGCATCGCCAGATGTTGAAGCTGCTTTGATCCATGAACCATTGGATAACTCGAAAGATGTTCTGTTATCTGTAGTGATATTGGCAATTCTAATCCAGTCGGGCAAATTCTTCATAATGCTCTTGACTTTTCTCACAAGATTGCCGGCGGTATCAAATTTAGTTGCCATAACCATAATTGATTTATCGCGATGATAAAGCATAAGCCAAACAATATAGCCAGCAGTTAAAGTCGAAATACCTAATTGGCGCCCCTTGTTGATGGAATTAAAACGATAATTTACAAAATCTTGTAATAATTGATCTTGATAATCATATGTATTAAAAAGAACTAGCCCGCGCATCGGATGTGATATGCGGGCATAATTTTTAAGAAAATAAGACGGATCTTTACCGCATTTTACAATTTCTTTTAATATTTGCTTTTTTGTTAATTTGTAGGTCATTCATCTTTCTATGTGTTCAATCGGGATATGGATAATCGACACCTGGAACACCTGCAAGATAGTCCCCCACTTGTTGTCCTAATCTCCCTTTCTCATGTTTCTTTCTCATAACACGATCGATTATCTCAACAACTTCGGGAACCTGGGCAACACCTAATTTCTCTGCCACTTCTTCTGCTGTATTTCCCATCGCAGCCAATATTGGATATATCTCATCTTTCATCCAGAGAGCATGAAGAAGCCGTTCCTCGGGGGAAGCACCTTCCTGGCTCCATTTTGAAGGCTCCGCTGCAGGCAACACATCTTCATCAGAAATATCTTCAATTCCCTCGTCCGATCGAGCCAACTCTTCTTTGATAATTTGCTTTAGGCGTGTTTTTGTTAGTTTCATTGTGTTATTTTCTTTAATCGCCGCCCAATTGTTATGATCCCCCATGTCCACGGCGGCGGGCCGTCCACGGGCGCAGCGGCCGGGTCATGCCCCTTTCATCGCGGTCTGAATGAGGTTGGGCTCCAGGTATCTTGGGCAAATATATAAGCCCCCGGTGCGGTCCCTGCGGGTGCCAGGATGTGGACGGCTTGGGGAGTACTTCAGCTATAGCTGGAATCGCAGCAACTATCGAATTATAAAGCGGCAGAATTTCTTCCGCAAGCCCCTCCCAGGGTTCAGGCCCGTAGGGATACTTCTTGGATCTTGGGGTGACGGGCCCATGACGGGTACCATCGCCTTTAAACATGTCCAATGTTCTTTCAAGATATTTAGCAAAACTCGAAAGTACCTCTTTCTTCTCTGAGGTGGCAATAATTTCAGCAGATTTCTCCAGCGCGGCTTCGACTTCTTTGTGGGGGTACGATATCGAGCCGGCAAAAGATTTTTCTTTTCTTATGACGATATTTGTAATTCGCTTAATCAATGGCTCAAACTTTGCCATTTGCTGTTGGGTTTGGGCGTCTAGTTCGGCCGTTTCTTCTTTCCAGCCCTCATCGAGTTCCTTTGAAAGCTCTTCTTTAATAATCTGTTTAAGTTGTGATTTTGTTAGTTTCATTTTGTTATTCCTTTACTAATCTGCTTAAGTTGGGATTTTGTTAGTTTCATTATTGATACCTTTCTTTCTGTTTAATTTGTCGGACACTTATGCCTTTTGGCGGCGTGGATTGCCGCAGACAAAGCTTCGGCGGCGGCCTTCACATCGCCCGTCTCGCGGTAGGCCATGGCGGCGCGGGAAACATCATCGGTTTGGTACATTTGAGCGGCGTCATCAAGGGCTAGCTGTTCTTCCTGTGCTGCGACGTAAGCGGCTCTTAACCGTGATATTTCTTGATTCCACTCCTTGCAAGACTTGCCTCCGTGTGCGGCGCGCTGAAAGTCTAGGTTAGGCACATTCTCTAAAACGCTTGAAAGCTCTTCCTTGATAATCTGTTTAAGTTGTCTCTTTGTTAGTTTCATTTTGTTATCCCTTTAATGATCTGTTTAAGTTGTGTTTTTGTTAGTTTCATTTCTTTTCCCCTGAGTTCTTGGGCCTTGTGTCGTTCTCTGGGCGCGTTCCGCCTTTGCCATTCCAGCCGCCTTGAGACATAAACTTTTCCCATCCAGAAGCTAGTTTATCTTCAGTTGCTTCCCCCACAATAGAAGTTTTATCAATACCGCCAATTTTATACTCTATGACAGCAGTTACCCAAGAGCGAACACGAGAAGAGTTCTCAACACGAATATCTACTTCACCCTCTTTTGTAAGAGAAACAGTCTTGCCTGTAAGCTTACGATATTCTTTTTTAAGGAAAGACAGCACCTCTGTCATTTGTTGTTCAATATCCGATTCAAAACCGCCGGCATATACTTCTTTAAGCTGGACTTCGGACATATAACTTAAACGCATCATATCTCCTTGAAATTTAACATTAAAGCCATCCATAACACGCTTATCTAGAATCGCATCGCCTTCTTCTCTGCGAAGTCCCACTTTTAGTAATTCGCCGTTTTCATCCAAAGCGCCATCATATGCGTTTGCCGCTGCCTGGGCCAAC